TCCTCATCTTCTACGGGTACTAGTGGCTCTTCTACCATGTCGCCTTGTTTTCTTTTTTCTGCTGCCTGCGTCTCTGTTGTTGGTGTTTCAACTTCTACCGCCTCTACGTCCTGCTCCGCTTTTACTCGCTCCCTAAGTTCTATGGCGTGTACCTTAAATACTAATACCGCCGATAACGCTATTATAATCCCTAAACCTAGTAGCTTATCGCTCATGCTATCACTCTCCAATCATTTAATATCTAAAATGCGTCTTAACGTGTTACAATCTGCTAGTATCTCTATCCAATCTACGTGTACGTGCTGCACTTGCATATAGTGATACTTTTCTACTGTCTTATCTAGCTCTTTAAGCGCCTTTCTCCGCGCTTGGTCGCTCTCTTCCGCGTATTTGTAACTATTAGCCATTATTAGCCCCCTTTTCTGTGTCTAAAATAGCCTCAAGCTCTTTTAGCTCACGTAAAAATTTAAATTGCGTATCGTTCTCGTACTCCGCTATTAATTCCCTTACACGCTTTAACGCCTTTAATCTAGCGTTTATTACTCGGATAATGTCTAAATCGTCCATTTTATCGCCCCCTTAAAAATTTCTTGTCTATATATACCTCGCATATGTTCTTACCCGTTCCTATCCCCTTGCTTTTCATAAGGTTTCTAGCCGCTTTGGCGTCGTTCTTGTTTTTAAATAGGCATAGCGTGCCGTATGGCGGGTGTGGATATAAACCTATAAAGCCGTCTAAGCTACTTATATAGTCTAACGCCTGCTTTTGCCTTTTCTTAAAAAGCGGGTTAAGTGATATATTCCCTACCGCTACAGTATATACGCTTACCTCGTTAGGTTGTTTATCGCCAAACCTTGGCGGTTGCCATTTTTCACTCATTTATTTAACCTCTTTTCTGCTAAATGCTTTAAATAGTCCGCGTCTAGCTCTCCCGCGTCTGCCTGCTTATGATGAGCTATACATAGACATATTAAGTTATCATCTTCTAAAAGTCCGTCGGGATTATCTCTTAGTTTGGTTATATGGTGGACTTCTAAGCCGTTATAAGTGTATACGCCTTGGTCTCTGCATACTTCACATAGCCCGTTAGCGTCGTCTTTAATCTGCTTAGCCTTTTTAGTCCAACTATACAAACTACGTAGCTTATCGGTATCGTGCTTTAGATACACCCGCCCGACTTCGCATTTATAGCCCCTCGGGTGTATCTTGCCACACTTGCTACAACTCACATAGCCCATTTACTCGCCCTCTGCGTATCTTTTGGAGCTAATGCCTAGGCAAGCGCCTAGAAAAGCGTCTATAGCGGTTATAGTCCCCGCTATCGCCTCGCCATAAGGCAAGCCCCATATTGTAGATACTGTTAACCATAGCGTAGCTAAAGCAGGCAGCAGCACAAGAGCTATAAACTTTAACTTGTCGTATACTTTGTTACTCATCTTAAACCCCCCTTAAACATTGATAATAACGTGTTTACCCGCTTTTAGTGGCATATCGCCCTTGCGCCACTTGTTAGCTGCGTCTTTTAGTTTCATTGCCTTAAACTTGCCCGTTATATAGCACTCTCCAACCATTGTAGACGTAGTAAAGCACCGCACTAGCTCTCTACCATAAGCCAAGTTAATAACAGTAGCGCAAAAGCTGCTACAATCCACGTTAACGCTTTTAGTGGCTAGCTTTTTTATTAAGGCGTTAGTATTCCAATTGCAAGCCTTAGCTAGGTTGTATAGCCCCGATCTGTCGCTCTGTCCGTAGCCTATAGCCTTGTTATTGGCTAGCCTCTTGGCTATCCTTGCGGCTTTCCTGCCCTTAAGCACCGATTTAAAGCGTACTACTACATCTTGCCCAAAGTCGTAATAGTTCCCAACTTTAACCTCGCGCCCCGTTTGGTCGCCTGCCTTGCCGTTTACTGTGCCTTGCTCGGATATACTCGCCCAAGCAAATAAGTTTACTTTTGCCATTTAAAATTACCTCGCTTTCGTTTTTTTATATCTTAACATTAAGAAAAGGCTTAAAATTCCTAAATTAAATCCATTTTCTTAGCCGTTAAGTATATTATTTTGTTCATGGCGTTATAGTAAGCCGCCTTGCTAATTCCTGCGGCTACTTCCGCCCCTACTTGGGTATACTGTTTTATAAAGATAAGCTCCGCCGCCTCTCTATCCTCTTTGTTAAGGCAGTCTAGCACGCTCTCTATTTGTGCTAGACGCTTATTAACAAGGATAAGCCCGCGAGTATTCCCCGTATAGTTGGATACTAGCTTTTTATTGCTTGAGTAGTCCATAAGCTCACGTTTGACATATTGCCGTATATGCCATGGCAGCTTGTAAGTGTTTTTCATATCTTGCCCCCTAACTTGTTAGCTATGTCCGCGACAAGCTCCCGCGTCTTGTCGCTTGGTTCTTTAGGTTCGTAAGGTTCGTAAGGTTCTTTTTTCTCTATCGCCTTTGGCTTTTCCTCGGGTATCTGTAACTTTTCTACCGCAGAGCTTATCAATTTCTTAAGCCTTGGCGGTATTTGGCTATCTTGCTTGGCTCTCTGCTCTAATTGCTCGTATATCATTCTAAAATTAGCTCGCTCCGCGGCTATATTCTCCGACATACATATACTTTTAAAGCCTAGCCTTTTAACGGCTTGCCGTGTGAGGTCGTCTAGGCTCTCTAAAGCCTCAACCTCTCTATAGCTCCCATATCGTCTAACCGCGTTTCTAACACTTTCCCAAGCGTCGCCCCAATCTTTCGGAGCGCCTGCGGTTAACCCTGCTGCCTGCTCCCTTATATCTGCTATGCTTGGCGACCATTTGTTAGTAGCTACCCACTTATTTAGCACTATCTCCGCTATTTTATAGTCTAGATCCTGCAATTGCCTATACCATAGCTCGGCGGCTTGTTGGTTTGGTAGTATGCTCTCTTTTGGGTAGTAAGTTCTTAAAGCGCTAGCAAATAACGCAAACTCTTGTTTATTCAATACTTTAACCCCCTTAGCGCTGCCCTTTGCACGGCGTCGTGTCTTACTCTCTTGTTTACTCCTAGTACGCCCGTCTCGTATTCTTCTCTATCCCAATAAGCGCCGTTAGTCTCGCCCTCAAATATAAATATATTGCCGTCTTCTACTACCGACGGGTAAACGTCTATTATTTGGCGCTCCATAATAGGCTTAAAGTTTTTAATCTTATCGGGCAGCGTGGTTAAGTCGTTCTTATTCCTTGCTAGTTCCTTTTTCTTAAGTTCCTCAAGATGTTTAAGCAAGTGTACTACGTCTCTATACGGCGTGTAGTTCCCTCTTGCTTTAGCTATGCCGTGGTCTCTTATTTCTCTCTCTGTGCGCTTTTTCCAACGCTCCGTAAAGTTTTCGTCTCTCCATTTAGCATTTTTTAACATTTTCTTATAGCGCTTTAGCTCTGCCTTACTTGCCTCGTCTACTACTTTCTCGGTATTCTCATCTACTTTACTACAGAAAATAAAGCCCCACTTACCGCCTAACTTGATATACTTACCCTTGTTTTTTTCTAAAATCTCTTTTACTAGCATTTAGTCCTCACTCTCCGCCCAATCGCTAACCATGTTATAAAAGTCGTCTAGCTCTTGAGCTTTGCTACTTGGTTTATTCTGTTTCTTAGCTTGGCGCTCTTTTACTGCGTCTATAACCCACTTTTTAATAGCTAAGTAGTGGTTTTTAGCCTTGTAGCCTTTCATCTCGATATACTCATCTAGGTAAGTAATACACGCTTGCGTTAAGTCTACGCCTATATCATTGTTTAGCTTTTCTATGTCGCTATCCTTAAGCATTACGTGCTTATACTCTCCGTACTTGTGGCGTACTTCTTTTGGATCGCGCGGGGGCTTGTCCCCCTCTATACTCTTACCTATACTATCCTTACCTAACCTATCCTTACCTAACCTATCCTGCGTATCCGTAATGTATACATCTTGTATACATTCGTCATTTAACGTATAAGCCTTATTCTTTTTAACGTCTAGTAGTGCCTTTTCTTCGGCGTATACTGTAGGCTTATAGCGGTCGCTTTGTATGTAGTTGTGTATCTTCCAATGCTTTATTACTACAACGCCGCTATCAAACGTTATTATAAACGCCTTAGCTATGAGTAGCTTTAAGTCGTCCTCGCTTGCTCCTATCATTCTTTGTATACGCTTTGGGTTGTTTATAAAGCCGTCGTCGTCCGCCCTCATGGATAAATGAAAGTAAAGCGCCTGCGTACTCATTGGCATATCTAAAAAGGCGTCGCTATCTATGATAGTCTTTGCAAACATTCTACGCTCTGCCATATTTTACCCCCCCCTTACTCTGCGTTAGCTATCTCGTAGCATAAGAAATATACTACGCATATACCAAGTTGAATTAATGCCCATGCGGGGCGCTCTTCGAGTAACAAGACGGAGCTAAAGCCGCCAATTAGTGACAATATATACAATGTTTTTAATACTTTGTTTTTCATGGTTTCCCCTCGCTTTCTGTTATTTCTACCTCTACGCCTACTATATCGCTAAAAACCGCCTCAATAACGATTTTATCAATATGTTTTAAGTTATCGTTAGCGATAACCCCCGCAGCTACTAGCCCGTCTATAAGTGCCTTAAGCCTAAAGTTGTCTAAGTCTCTCCGCTTGTCCTTAAAGTGTGGGCGTATTGTCAAGGTAACGGGATAAGCCCCCGTATACCTCTCTTTTACCGCCCATACTACAATAGCCTTTTCCTGCTGCTTGATTTTGTTGGCTTGGTACTTGTTACCGCGCTCAATTCTTATATACTCATTCCAATTGATAAAATCATAACCTATAAATAGTTTCATTAGTTGCCCCTCTTGCTAAAAATAGCGATAATTACAGTAACACAAATTATAGCCGTTATAATTATGCCGTTCATTTCTTAACCCCCTCTCTAGCGTAAGCCTTGTATATTTTCTCCTGCTCTCTTCTAGCCTCTCGCATACCCTCGGGCGCTCTGTACGCCTCATACTCCGCTTGGAGCTTGCGCCTAACCCTGCTAACTGTCTCATACGGCGCTACGCCGTGCATTATTCTAAAGCGGCGGTCGCTAAACACCTTAACTAGCCAATCTCTAGAAGTTGAAACGTTAACGCCTTTTAACTTGCCGTATACGTAGCTAGCGTATAAAGTCATGTCGTCGCACCTTGCAGCCTTGTTACTCTTGAGTATCGGCTTTATATCGTCCTCAACTTTTTTAAAGCTCATAGTATAAGCCCCCTCTCTGCGTTTCGATTTATGCCCTATTTGCTCTTATATATCTTTAAGCGATAACTTTATAGCCTAAATAATAAAAAGGCAAATAGGGGCAAATTTGAGCGTTACAAGTAGTTTTTACCAAAGCGCTTTATAAAGTCCTCTTTGGTCTTGTCGTATTCTTTAAGCCATTGTATCTCACATTTAGCTTTTATTGTTAAGTCTAGTTTGTGGTTGTGGTGGACGCCCTGCGCCCCCGTGTGGTGTGCTTGACAAAGGTATATAACGCACCCGTCCGCCTCGCTTAGCTTGCGGTTGCCTCTGCCGTAGTAGATATGGTGTTTATGTAAATTAAGAGTTGTACCGCAGATGTAGCAAGCTATGTTACGTTGTAAGATCGACTTACTCATGTTTAGCTTGCCCCCATTCCCTGCTAAGTTGAGCCTCAAGTATTCTTAGCTTGAGCTTGGTAACGTTGATATGCTCTTTATTGGCGTCGTAGTTAGCTTGCTCAATATCTCGCCTAAGCCTAAGCTCTGCTACTGTAGGCACGCCGTATATTACTTGGTTAATTAAGGTTACGGGCATATCCTCGCCCGCTCTTAGCCTTAATGCCTCGGTACGTAACGTTATTTTATAGTCGCGCTCCGCCTCGGCTAGCTTTGCCCCATTTTGGCGGAGCTTACTAATCGACGCGGTAAGCTCTGCCATGAGGCGTTGTATTTCTTCGTATAAGTCCATTTACTCGCCCTCTTTGTTTGCTTTAAGCTCGCTATACTTAGCCTTGTACTCTTCGGGGAAAAGTACGGAAAAGGCGTTTATTATATCCTTGTCGTCGTACTCAATCTTAAGCCTATCATATCCAAGGGTTAAACTATCAAGTATAGCGGTCTTAAGCGTGTCTAGGTCTCTAGCCATATATACAAGGCTTATATACTCGCTTAATGGTATCTTTACTTGTTGCTCTTCCGTCTTTATAAGCTCCGCCGCTAAGTTCTTAAGCCCTGCTTTAAGCTCGCGTCTAAAAGCGTCGTCGCGCTTCTTTTTCTCTGCTGCCTTTTCTTCTTTTCTAGCCTCATCTATGGCTAAGTCAATAACATCTTTTTTAGTTTCCATAGCTTTTTACCTCTCTTTTATAAAAATGGTAGCTCGGTATCGCCAAGACTTGTAAAGTCCTCTTGGTTAAAACCTTGGTTAAAGTCTTGGTTGCCTTGGCTACCTTGGTTAGCCTGCTTACTCTCTGCAAACTCTACCGCCTCGGCTATTACGTCGGTTGTATAGACTTCTACGCCGTCCTTGTTGGTGTAGTGTCCCGTCTGTAAGTGTCCCTCTAGTGATATTTTCATGCCTTTATAGAAATACTTACTTATAAAGTCCGCCGTCTTGCCAAAAGCTACGCAGCTTGGAAAGTCTGCGCTCTGCTCCCCCTCTCTCTTGTAGCGTCTGTCTACCGCTACAGTAAAGCGCGCTACTGTGGTATCCCCTGCTTGCCTTACGTCGGGGTCTTTGGTTAAGCGCCCCAATAATATTACTTTATTCATTCTTAGCCCCCTTATCTCTCTACAACTCTACTAGCCCACATATCGGCAAAGTGTATAAGCATATATAGCTCGTTTTCCTTGCCTTGTATGTCGTATTTAAAAGCGCCATATAGTCCGTTATGCCAAGCTATAGCCCTTTGCTCGTCCTCTGTTAGCTCTATGTACTTACTAGCCTCTATAACGCTTGTTACCTCGTGCGGTAAGTCCATTAAGTCGGGATTATGTTTAAAAGGTTGAGCCTCGGACGGCTTGCCGCTCTTTAAAATGTTGTCCACATATAAAGGCTTGTTAAACTGTCCCGCCTTGCCTAAGTCGTGGAGTAAGGCGCATATAGCCAAGCTGCTAAAGTTGTCGTCGTCCTCAATCCAAGCGCTACCTAACCAAGCCGCCGCTAGCTTTTCCGCGCAATCATACACATTAAAGCTATGGTCTGCTAATGCCCCTTGATATGCTCCGTGGTACTTGGTGCTTGCAGGCGCTTTATAAAAGCCTATATGCTCCATATGAGCTAAAAGCCCCTCTATACCCTCGCGCTCTGTAGCTCTCAAAAGTGCCTCAATTCTTGCTTTAATATCCATTACTTAGCCCCCTTTAACTTACTTATAAGATCGCTAGCTTGTTGTACTGTTAAGTCCTCTACCTTGCTTATCTTGTAATACCTAAGCATTGCGGGTACGTCTTTTACAAGGTCGTTAACTAGCTTTATTTGCTTTTCGCTTGCTTTCTTTTCTGTTTTCGGCTGCTGCCCCGTCTGCTTGGCGTGTTCGTCCGTGTCTGCGTCCTTGGTGTCGTCGATTAAAAACAAACCATTAAGCGCGTACTTTCTAGCGTATGAGCTAGCCGTCCCCGTGATCTGCGACAAATCCATACCCGCTTTAGCCTCTGCCTCTCGGGCGTAAGCTATGTTAATTTGGGTCTCTTCGGTTTCTATGTCTTGCAGCGTTGCTATAGCCTTGATATAGTACCTATCGCCCTCTTGTTGCAATACGTCGGATATAGTTAAAACGCACTTATTAGCCTTAAGTAGTGGCTTAACCGCCTCTAAAATATCCTCACAACTTCTATAGTTGTACTTCCCAAAGCTATTATATTGCCCTTTTGGAGCTTTTAGCTCTTGTTGGATATTATTTAGTTTCTCTAAAATTCCCATACTATTTAGTTGTCCTTTCGTTTTTTAAAAAAATGTTGGTAGTGTCTTGTTTTAACGCCTCGAGTTGGTCTTTAGTGTAGTAGGCGTCCTCGTCTAGAATTGTTTTAGTAATTATGTTATATAGATTAGTTAATACGGCGGCGGTTGGTTGCTTGCGTGTAACCGCCAAGTTATGAAATGTCTTTAAAAAGATAGTCTAAAGTCAAAGCGCCGCCCCCTTTAACCTTAAAAAAGTCTTGTATAACCCTCATATCCCGCTCGTTAAACTGTGTAGAGCCGTTAAACTTCATGTAGAGCGCCTGCCTTGTTATTCCCATATACCTAGCTAGGTCGCTTATAGTATAGCCGTATCGGCTTAGCTCTGCTCTTATGTTAGGATATAAGCGTTTAGTCTCCCCCATTTTATCGCCCCCTTTCGTTTGCGATTTTTTAGAGCTTGTTAAAACGCTAACGCGTTGCCCCGTCTGTAAATAGACTATCATAAAATTATAAATATTGTCAAGCTCTTTTTTTCTTGTGTCAAATTGCCGTTATATCGTTTATAATTATATAAAAGTGTAAAGTGAGGTTTGATAATGTGGACTTTTTAACTAATTTAGAAATACTACTAAAAAATAATGATATGAAAAGGGCAGACTTAGCCCGCGCTATTGGCGTAGCTCCAAGTACTATTAACTCTTGGTATGCTAGAGGCTCGGAAAAGGTAAACCTTAAAGTATTAAGGGATATAGCCGTATATTTTAATGTATCGCTTGAGGTACTTATAAACGGGGACGCGATAACGTCCCTTTACTTTACAGAGTACGAGTATACCAAGCAAGAGCTAGAGCTATTAGCTAGTTTTGGTAAATTTTTAAAAGAAAGTAGGTTAAACAGATGATAAACGACGTAGCTATATATCTGCGTAAATCACGCGAGGACGAAGAGCTAAAAGAGGAAACGCTAGCAAGGCATGAGGCTATGTTGCTTGAGTATTGCAAGCGCAACAAGCTAAACATAGTTAAAATATATAAAGAAATAGTAAGCGGGGAAAGTATCGCAAACCGCCCCGAGATGCAAAGGCTACTAGATGATGTGGCAGCGGGATTATATAACGGCGTTGTATGCGTTGAGATTGAGCGTTTAAGCCGTGGTAACCAAATAGACCAAGTAGAAATACTAGACGTGTTTAAAGGCTCAAATACAAAGATATACACGCTTAACAAGGTATACGACTTAACTAAAGAGGATATGGACGAAGAATTTTTTGAGTTTGCCTTATTCATGTCAAGACGTGAGTACACGACGATTAAAAGGC